ATGAAACTAAACGCCCGGCAGGTGGACACCGCCAAACCTAAAGATAAGCCTTACAAGCTGGCTGATGGTGGTGGTTTGTATCTCCTGATTAAACCTAATGGCGGAAAATACTGGCGGCTCAAGTATCGTGTAGCCGGCAAAGAGAAGCTGTTAGCGCTGGGTGTGTATCCTGAAGTCACATTGGCCGATGCTCGGGCAAAACGTGAAGAAGCCAAAAGGGGTATCGCTGGGGGTATCGATCCTATGGAAGCGAAACGGGAAGAGAAGATCGCCCGTGAAACGCAGTTAAACAACACCTTCAAAGATATTGCCCTTGAGTGGCACAGCAGCAAACTAAAAAAATGGTCTGCTGGGTATGCTTCAGACATCCTGGAGGCTTTCAACAAAGATGTGTTCCCTTACATTGGCAAAAAACCAATAGCCGATATCAAACCGCTTGAACTGTTGAATGTGCTGCGGCGCATTGAGGGGCGCGGCGCTACAGAAAAGGCCAAAAAAGTTAGGCAGCGCTGCGGGGAAGTTTTCCGTTACGCAATAGTCACCGGGCGTGCTGAGTATAACCCCGCTCCGGATCTCACCAGCGCCATGCAAGGGCATGAGTCCAATCATTATCCTTTCCTCACACCGAAAGAATTGCCTGATTTCTTCAAGGCGTTGTCAGGATATACAGGAAGCGCGTTAGTAGTTTTGGCTGCTCGTCTGCTGATTATCACCGGCTTGCGTACCGGCGAACTCCGCGGGGCATTTTGGGATGAAATCAATATCAGTAAGGCGGTTTGGGAAATACCAGCCTCACGCATGAAAATGCGTCGCCCTCATGTGGTACCGTTGTCCAGGCAAGCTCTTACGCTTATTGGCCAGCTCCAAGAGCTAACAGGCAATTACCCGCTTATGTTCCCTGGCCGTAACGATCCGCGAAAAACAATGAGTGAAGCCAGCATAAACCAAGTCTTTAAGCGTATTGGCTATGACGGAAAAGTCACAGGGCACGGTTTCCGGCACACCATGAGTACCATCCTGCACGAACAGGGCTACAACACCGCGTGGATAGAAACGCAGCTGGCACACGTCGACAAAAACTCTATTCGAGGAACGTACAACCACGCTCAGTACATAGACGGCCGGCGAGAAATGCTTCAGTGGTATGCCGACTATATGGAAGCGTTGGATAACGGTGAAAATGTAGTGCATGGAACATTCGGGAAAAGCGCTTAACTGTATGTATAGACAGTGCTAATTGACAGTAGTAGACTTCGGTAGACGAACAAAGAATAGGCTATGTCTAGGCTGATCCCCGAAAACCCGTACACCTCTGCGGGCTGGCATAGCCGCCAAATTCAGAGGGCGTGAGGTGGCGTTTAGTGTCTTACAATTCAAAAAGCTGTAGTTCCCTTGAAAAGGCATATTATACCCCAGTTGAAGCAGCTCTTCGGTGGTGTAATCTTATTGCGCATGAGGTATTAATTCTTGAGCGGGTCGGCTTGGATGTTTTACCCGGTGTCGGGATGTTCCCTCAATGGCCGTGTTTACGTGTTAATGCCGAAAAGATTCTTGATGCTATACACAATGGTGAAATTGCTTACGGACGAGATGGAAAAACAGTTTCTCCGGGTGATCAGGTGGCTAAGCATCGTCTAACTATTCGTCACTCAGATCTTAAAGCATGGATGGCGAAAAATTATCCCAATCAAAAGCCCTCTTTCCTTTTTGATGTAGTTGAGCAGCAGTTGCATGCGGGAATTACAGTTGATGCATATCAGACTCTTCAGGCCGAGAACAAACGGCTTAATATTCGATTAGCTAATGCTGTAAAAACCTTCCAGCAACAGAAACAAGAAATCTCTGAATTACAAGGCGAGCGCGACTCGCTACGACAGATGGTAGATAACGCAGTACAACATATCGATGGGCGCTCAGAGACAACTTATCTAAATATAATCGGTGGACTACTTTCTTTGATGCTAGGCAATTCTCCAAGTGGTAGAAAAATGTCTGAGTTTGCCAATCAGGGCGCAATTATCAGTGCGATGCTTGCCCATTTTGAGGGGATCCCCGGTATAAGTGTGAGAACGCTTGAGGGCAAATTCTCTGAAGCCAATAAAAGCCTTAAAAAACGTTAATTTCCTCATACAGTACCGCAATTGCGGTACTGTATGCCGCAACTGCGGTGATCTTTTATTTCATTGAAGCTGTAATAGCTTCTGTAGACGTTAATCAACTACAGGAGCAGTTAAAATGTCTTATACCCTCATTCGCCTACCTGAAGTTCAACGCCGAACTGGTTACAGTAAGGCGTGGATCTATAGACTAATTAGCCAAAACCGTTTTCCTTCAGCCGTTAAGATAGGCTCTCGCGCGATTGCATTTGTCGAAAGCGAAGTTGACGAATGGATAAGCCAGCGTATCGAAGAACGTGATGCGTTAGTTTCCACAAAACCTCAACTGTAACTTAGCCCGGGAAATTTATTATGACTAACAAAAATGCCCTAGCCGGGCAGGGTTTCGCTCAACCTGAAAACAGCAGCGATGATATTTCGGTCATTAAATTTGAGGCCGCGAAAGTCCGTATTGTTAAGATCAACGGTGAACCGTGGTTCGTTGCAAAAGATGTTTGCGCGGCGCTGGAATTATCCAATTCGCGCATGGCGTTGCAGGCTCTGGATGATGACGAGAGAAATACCGTAACTTTAACTTACGGTATTCGCGGGAACCCAAATCATAGCGCTGTCTCTGAATCTGGTTTCTACAAGCTGATCGCCCGCAGCCGTAAAGCTATTACGCCGGGCACATTCGCTCATCGTTTCAGTAATTGGGTATTTCGAGAGGTTATCCCTTCTATCCGCAAAACTGGCTCTTATGGTGTGCCGTTCGCGTTCCTGAACGACTTTAGCCGGCGCATGGCGGCTTATCAGCAGGAGGCCAGCAAACGCGGGTACAAGTTGCAGCAGTGTAAGGGGGCAAAAGAAGCTCTTGAGCGGGAAGAAATTCAGTTGTGGCGTAAGTATCAGCCCGAGCTATTGAAGGAAAATGGCGATGAATAAAAAGGCGGAAAGACGCCGGGATTTTTACCCGGCAGAGAGCATGCTTAATCAGCCCTTTGGCTCGATACCACGCTGCTGGAGTTCCTTGCGAATAATTCTCTTAAGCCATGCGGCTAGAGACTCATCACCATCTTGCTGTTGCGCTCGTTCCATCATCTCTCGAAGCTCTGGATCAAGCCGAAATTGGAATGGAGGATTGCCTCGTCTCTCGTTTTTGTGTGTTGACACGTCAATTACACCCGATGTAATGTGTTTATGTGTAATGACACATTACACACAGGAAATGAAAAAGACAACGCCCCGAAGTGCGGGAACACTTTCAGGGCGTCTAACCAAAACGTTAGTTGAGGTAACATTATGGCTTGCACTAAGTCTACCCAAACACGCCCTGAATTTACATGGCGTTTTCTCACCTTGGGTGAATTCACAAATCAGATCGTCAATGTTACTGCTTCCACCGAGCGCGAAGCCCGCGAAAAAACGCCAGAAGGATGTGTCTGTATCCTGGCGTGTCGATTTCGTGTTGAGGAGGTGCAGCATGTTTAACCTCCAGACCCTTACAGCTAAAGCCCGCGAGCTGCGCGGTAACGTGGTAAAAGCCACTACCACGAAGGGCACCCGCACCATGACCCCTGTTTACGAACGGGAAGAGCAGCGCAAACTGCGTGAACGCATACAGCAGACCCAGCCGGACTGGGTATTACTCTGGTGGGATATTGCGACCGTTACAGGCTGGCGTACCAGCGACGTGTGCAACTTCCGTTACTCCTGCATCAACTGGGAAACCGGCATAGCAACAATTATCGTAGCGAAGCAGACCAAAGCAGCAGAAGCCAGGGCGACCCGGAAGGGGATCGAGATTGTTCGCCAGCAGCGCAAGGACGCTGCCCGGCTTGCTGGCGATCACATTGCTTACATGCAATGGGATAGCGTGAGCTGCGACCAACTGGCCGCCGGCATGACGGAAGAAGAACAGGCGATCGTGTTTGAGCTGGTGGCAAAGGCTGAAGTTAAGCACGATACCAAACAGCTGCCGCCGGGCATCATCAAGCGGCTGCGCGAACGCATGGAGCGCAATCTTATCGGTGACGACCTGGTATTTTCCCGCAGCCAGATTGAAAGTAACCGTTGCCAGTCTCTGGAAGGTAGCGTTAGCCGTCAGACGATCTGGAAGAAACTGCACAACGTCATGGTGTGGTTTACCCGCGTAGTAAACACGCGTCTGCGCCTGAGCGCCTATTCCAGCCGCAAAATTGCCGCCTTTAATCTCATGTCCGCCGGCGGCGAACAGGGCTTGCTGGTCGCCTCTGAAATGCTCGGACACAGTAACCCGGCAATCACCCGGACTTATCTCCAGCTGGGGAGCAAGGCCGCGGCTATCCAGACACGCCTCGCTATGGAGGTGAATGCATGACAAAGCCAACTCAAAACGAATCCATTGCCATGCTGACGATCAGCGCAGGCCAGGCGCTTGAATACAGCCGTCAGGCGCTTGCCGTTCTCGATATGTGGATAAACACCCTGGCGCCAGATGATGAAATGGAAAGCTTTCGTGTCGCGGCGGTTCACAGCCTGGTCAGTCAGGCATCGGAATATCTGGTGAAAGTCAGGGAGGTCAGACCATGACCGCTATTTATAATCTGGTGCGCTGTAGCGATGGCAAAACTGTATTCAGTTTTCCGGCCGGCGGCCGCTATCTGGTGGACACGTCGAACGGGTTGCAGTCGATGCGCCCCCTTATGGACGACGAGATCCTTTTCACGGTGGAGAGTGCCGCGCGCTTTCTGAAGAAGATTGGTTATCAGGTAATCCCGCCAGCGGCGTGAGGTAAAAAATATGACGATTAAAATTTCCGGCTTAGCTGCTGGTGGCCGCGCTCACCCTGAAATCAGGCCGGGCGATAAATGGAAGGACAGCCGGGGCAGCATCGTAATTATCGAAAGTTACCGATTCGACAGAGTGACATATTGCCGCGAGGGGTACAGCTCACCGTGTTTTTGCACGCCAGAAAGACTGGCGCGGGAATTTGAATTTATTTCTTCTGCGCCGGGCACCGGTGGAAGAGATATCGATCGAATTATGCGGGTGCAGGGCATCGAACGAATTCGGGTTATGCGGGAAATCATCAGGGAGCGAGGGAACAGAAAATGAAGAATGCACCAAACCTTAAAAAGCAGCCGGCGGATCTCATGGAGGAGTCAATCATCTTTGCCGGCGCCGATGCCTGGACTTTCGCCAAAGCATGGCAGGAAATGAACCCGATTGGCGATACGGTGCCGCCGGTTGTGCTGGATAAAAAGCAGCTGGCAGAGCTGGAGAATATCCGCATTGTGGATGATGGCCGGCTCTATGCGCGGGTTTGCCGCGGCGGGCATCTGACCGAACGGCAGATAACCATTCTCGCGACAAAGCTGGCGGTGGCCGGCGTGGAGCGCGCGCAATTCTACTCTGAAGGTTATCAGCTTCTGGAGGACTGGACGCCGCATCTGCCGCGCCTCAAAGCCGATGCGGAAGCCGGCAAAAGTATGGTGATCGGCAAACCGCTGACGGATGTAAACCTCCGCGACCTGGCTGATAACGAAAAGGCGCTCATACTGGCCGCGCGTTACACCGGCATTGCAATCAACGAAAACAGCGAGGGCGTGTACGTCTACCGCGCCGGCATTTGGGAGAAAACGTCTATGCTCGAGCTGAGCCGCGAAATGGTGGCTATCTACAACGAGAACAAAACCAACTTCAGCAAGCGCGCGATCAACAACGTTATCGACGCCCTGAAAATCGTTATCCCGGTGATGGGGGAGCCGCGGCGGAGCCTGATCCCCTTTGCAAACGGTGTCTACGATATGGAAACCGGCGTTTTCTCCGAACACAGCCAGGATAACTGGCTGACCAACCACAACGGCGTGACCTACACGCCGGCGGTGCCGGGCGAAAACCTCCGCGACCACGCGCCGAACTTCCATAAGTGGCTAAGTTACGCATCAGATAGAGACGCAATTAAGATGCAGCGCATCGCTGCAGCGCTCTTTATGGTGCTGGCGAACCGGTACGACTGGCAGCTGTTCCTCGAGATAACCGGTGAGGGCGGTAGCGGGAAAAGTGTCTTTACCCATATCGCTACGATGCTGGCCGGTGCGCATAACACCGCCAGCGGGAACATGGCGGCGCTCGACAGCGCGCGCGGGCGGGCGCAGTTCGTCGGGAAAAGCATGATAACGCTTCCTGATCAGCCCAAATATTCAGGAGAGGGTACCGGGATAAAAGCGATAACCGGCGGGGATGCCGTGGAGATCGACCCGAAACACGAGCACCAGTACACCGCCGTTTTGCGGGCGGTGGTTGTGGCCACGAACAACACGCCGATGATTTTCACCGAACGTGCCGGCGGCGTTTCCCGGCGACGCGTAATTTTCCAGTTTAACCGGCGCGTCAGCGAGGAGGATAAAGATCCCGACCTGGCAGAAAAGATATCCGCTGAAATTCCGGTGGTGGTTCGTCGGCTGCTGGCGAACTTTGCGAACCCGGAAAAAGCGCGGGCGCTGCTGCTGGAGCAACGGAACAGCGAAGAAGCACTGGAGGTGAAGCAGAAAACGGATCCGCTTTATGCCTTCTGCGCGCATCTTGAGCGGCTGGCTGATTGTGCGGGAATGATGGTAGGAAACCGCAATCCGCCTCACTATCCGCGAATTTATCTCTATCACGCTTACCTGGCATTCCTGGAGGCCAACGGTTTCGACAAGCCGCTGACGCTGAATAAATTCGCTGAGGGGATGGAAAGCGCGATGAGGGAGTTTAATCACGAGTACCGTAAGGAACGGAGAGCCCGTGGCATGGTGACCAACGTTGAACTTTCAGAGAGTGCGGAAGACTGGTTACCTCAGACGCATCCTGTAGCCGGTCATAAAGAATGAAGTTCAGATAAATATGGAGAAAGGTATACATGGTATACATCGAGAGAATAATTTATATATAAATCAGTGAAATAAATCATGTATACCTTGTTTTCAGGTATACACAGGGTGTACATGGTGTTCATTCTCTCATTAACCATCTGATCGTTTATTAAACAGAATGATGTATACCGTGTAGACCTGAAATCCCAAAATGTAGGCTGGTGTTCATAGGTTAATATTATGTTTTATAAGCAATTTATAGCCTTTATGAACACCATGTATACCTTGAGGGCAAATTCTTTAAAACGCATCCATTCATTTCACGTTGTGCATCCCCTCGATTTCATTACCATCATTTCATTACTTGCAATGATTATTGTGATTGTTGCGTTTTTTATCATGTGATAACCAAGGGGGAAGCATGAAAAAGGAACACGTGAAACCCGTTCTTCTGAGCGCTGCTCAGGTTGCGGCATTAAAAGCCATCCAGGAGCAGGAACGCCAGAAATCCGGGTTTGGTATCGCACCATCAATCCATGATGTGGCGAGAAAAATATTTGATGTTGGGCTATCCAGAATGGAGGTAAGCCAGTGAGTTACGAAATTAAAATTGGGCAAAGAAGCATTGCTATCACTGATAACGTTTCTGAAGTGGTTGCGCCTAATGAGCAGATGGCGATTCTTTTTAAAGGGATGGCGAATATTTTTGGTGATCTGCGGGCCGTGGCAATGTTAGCTGAGGCGGAAGCCGATGCCGTAGAGGTTATCCGCAATGATCCGGATTTAAACGAAGCAGCAAAAAACCGCCGGGCCAGAGATGCGGCAAATAGAGACACACTCACGGCTTTCACTAGAAGTACGGCGATGATCAGCGAACAAGCTGAAAATATTCTCAATTATCTTAAGACCAAACTGGCCCCAGTTGCTCCGTTGGCCGAGGGTGATGTTGTCGGATTTATGCGAGATAGTGAGCTACGGAATGTATTTCGCTCGCTGGATGGAGCTGCGAAAGAAAAGCTGATGGTAGCAATGTATGCCGGGAATCAGACTGATTTATGTGACGCCCTGCTACGAGGTAACGCCATTTGCTCAGGCGTAACAGATTCTCAGCTGGAGCGACTGACTTTTGCCCGTATCGCCACAGATAACGGAGCCGTTATCAAATCTGTTTCTAACCTGGTAAAAGCCATTAACCGCAACCTGCAGCAAATCATCGCTGTTCGCACATGGTATGCAAATCTGGTATTTGGAAGCAATGACGACCCTCGCGATGTGGCTCCTCGAGTCTCCGGGCTGGCGAATCTGTCCGAGTACATTGATGGTATGGAAAAAATTAATTCCCGACAGGGTAAAGCAGATGATGAAGATGGGAAACAGGCCGCCTGATGGCGGCTTTTTCTTAACTGGAGAATGCTAAATGACAGAAGTGAGGAACGGTAAATTATGTTATTGAGCAAATCAGCCTATGCCAGGCACATGGGAGTAAGCCGACAAACAGTTTACGGCTGGATAGCACGTGGTGAGATTGTGCTATCAGGCGATAAAGTGGATGTTGAAGCAACACAGGCGAAGCAAAATTCTGCTGGTGCTGGTGCTGGTGCTGGTGCTGGTGCTGGTGCTGGTGCTGGTGCTGGTGCTGGTGATCATCACAATGCAATGACGTGGGCGCAGGCCGCCGCGTGGGTATGGGGGCATGACGGCGGGAAAGAGCTGCCGGCTGATATTAATGCTGGCCAGCGAATAGAGGCAGCAGCCGCTGAGCTGGGTTTTGATGTTCAGCACGAGCCCGATGAACAATTGCTGATTCTCTTCCGGTTGGATGAAGAAACCCACAGCTTCTATGGCAAAGATCACATGGCTGGTGGTCTGCGTTTCCTGCGTTCCGAGCTGGCCTATGTGGCCGCAATGCATCCCGACACCCAAGATGACTGGAGCGATACAGGATTAAAGGCACTCTGTCTGCTGGCAGGTGAGAAACTGTAAACCCCCCGGCCAAACCTAACTCCTCTAACTTGACACTTTTCGTGAAAAACAGGGAAAAGTGTCAACCCAACCTAACGGATCCTAACGCCTACGAACAGCAGCTACAGTAGAAGTGTAAAGGGCTGGCGTTGAGATTTGTTGAGCCTTGGCTGTTAGTATCTGTTAGTCCTGCCGGCAAAGTGTAAACCGCGCCGCTTTAGAAAACTTCAGGTACACGAACTCGCGAAGGGGAGGTGTTAAGCACTTCCCCAATGCAACCATCCTCGAGCCTCTTTCAGATCGCTGTTCTGGTTTGCCCGAACGCTGGCGTTCAGATTGAGTTGTCAAAAGTTGTCACCCACCGGCAGCGCCAGTGGGGATTTTTGGCAGAACGCGCTCTAAGTTACAGTTGCTTCAAACTGACATCGGTTATTCAACGTAAAATGCAAAATTAATTTTAGATAATGCGATATTAATCACACTACTATTTTTGATAGGGTTTGGAATAAGATTAGAAATTGCAACTTGTTCAAATTTTGGTAAGTTAAAGACGGTTTATGGGCAGATTTTGGGTCGCGTTTCGCGATCAGTGAAAAAAATGTCCGATAGGATTGCCTTTCAGGAACTCATTGTCCTGGCGTTTCTTGAATTCTTGTCAAGTTTGCGTAAGAGTGCCCATAAACCATTTTTAATGGTGACATATCATGAAAAAATTGGATTTATTAAAAGCTGCAAAAACAAAGCCGGATTTGGCTAAACTTTTAGGCGTTAAGCCTTCAGCATTAACCTATTGCTTATATAAAACTAAGCCCGAAACTCAATACTTTCAATTCGAGATACCAAAGAAAAATGGTGGCAATAGAATTATTAGCGCCCCCTCTGGCATGTTAAAAAATATACAGGCATCTCTTTCTGAATTATTGCTGGATTGCTTAGATGAAATTATTATTGATAAATTTCCAAACTCTGAGATAGCAAGGCAAAAAGCAAAAAACTCCATAGTTTTAAAATTAAAATGCTCTGGTTCGGAAATTAAACAGCCTTCATTGTCTCATGGCTTTGAAAGGAAACGTTCTATAATAACTAATGCAATGATGCATTTAGGTAAGAAGCACGTTTTCAATATAGATTTAGAAAACTTTTTCGGTAGTTTTAATTTCGGAAGAGTAAGAGGTTTTTTCATAAAAAACAAGAATTTCTTACTCGAGCCAGAAATAGCTACAGTGATTGCAAAGATTGCATGTTATAATAATGAACTACCACAGGGTAGCCCTTGTTCCCCAGTCATCTCTAATTTGATAACACATGCTTTAGACATTAAATTGGCTGCTGTTGCATCAAAATATTCATGTACGTATTCAAGATATGCAGACGATATAACCTTTTCCACAAGGAAGGATAGTTTACCCTCGTCAATAGCAAAATCCGATAATCATACATTTGTAGCCGGTAAGGTAATTAAAAGTGAGATTAATCGCTCAGGATTTTCAATTAATGAAACTAAAACTAGAAATCAATATAAAGATTCACGGCAGGAAGTGACGGGGTTAGTCGTAAATAAAAAACCTAACACGAAGAAAGAGTATTGGCGTCTTGTGCGTGCTCAATGCAATCATCTCTTCAGAACTGGTCAGTTTAAAGAGACTGTCGATGGTGTTGAAGTAGTTGGCAATATAAATAGGTTGGAAGGGAAGTTAAATTTCATCGACCAAGTTGATCATTATAATCGGCTTCGACAAAGCGAGAAGCTGAATCCGAAGTATCATTTGAAAAAAGATGCTCTCAAAAATGGTCATGCCAAAAGTAGACGTTACTTACATACTTCGAGAGAAAAAACATTTAGTAAATTTCTGTTTTATCGTATGTTCTATGGTAATAAAAAACCGACTATTCTCACAGAAGGTAAAACTGATAATGTGTATTTGAAAGCAGCCATTCACAAATTAGCAGCGTTATTCCCTAAGTTAGCAATTGAAAAAACCGCCCTAGCTCCGTATAAGTTATTAACGCAGTTCGTCGAATACAATGAACGTACCAAATATTTGTTAGAGCTTTTTGGTGGCACTGATTACCTTAAGGACTTTGTTATACATTACAGACATTACTATCATGATTACAAAGCCCCTAAACCGTCTAATCCGGTTATTATATTTGTAGATAATGACTCTGGGCCTAAGAATCTGATCAATTACGTGAATGGAGTTGAGGGTGTTCAGATTTTTCCAGCGGGTGTTGCAGATATTCGTCAATCCGATTTTGTTCATATTTTTTGCAATTTATATCTAGTGCTCACACCTCAAGTTGAAGGGTGTCCTGAAACTGACATAGAGTATTTCTTTAGCAATGTTGATCGACTTAAGCAACATAAAGGTAAATGTTTTAATACAGTTGCTGATCGTGATCCAAGCAATGATTTAAGCAAGGAGGCATTTGCAACGCACATAGTCAATGCACATAAAAATGATATTGATTTTTCGAGATTTACTAGTTTACTTGAACGGTTAGAAAAAGTGATAGATCACTATAACTTAATTAAGTAATTACAAGTATTTGGAATCTTGTATGAGGGATGTGATACAAAATTGTCAACTCTCTAATAACGTTATAGCTTTGCTTGCCACTATTATCAGAATGTTAGTGGCAAATGAGCATTCAACTGTAATTTATTACAATGTGCTTCTTTGTGAATACAAGAACTAGTTGGATTCCTTTTAGGTATTAACTTGGGTTAGAGAAATTAGTTTGGGGGTATCTATGGGGGTATCTCATAAGCCAATAAAGAAAAAAAATTATAAATATCAGTTTTTTGAATGGTTTGGTATGGTTCCTATTATCGCACTCACACAACAAAATCCATTAAAAACAATAAGTTAAATAGTAGCTCTCTCTCAAGTTACGATCTTCTTTTAAGGGATTGTATGACCAACAGTTGCCGCTATGGTTAACAGTGGCTACTCAGGGATGTTAGCACGTAGCGGCCTGTAGTTGTAAAGCTCGAACAGGTACAAAGCGTGAACAGTCCACACGAACCGCTATCAACTCGAAGCTGATGACGCTGCCAACGTCTCTAAATCCTCCCGAAACAGATTGATCACACGCATTTAAGCCCAATGTGTGGCCGTATGAGCCACGTAAACAGGTGAATAGTGGTAAACGTACCTGCACACGACATGCAGGCTCTGCCAGCGCTTCGCTCACGCTCTGAAAGGTACACGAGCACCCTGATAAGGTGTGATCCTTCTGAACACTGATGTAGTCGCCTTGACCTGCTCCCCACAGATTGATGCATATAGATGTTAGTAACGTCCGCTTCACGCCCTGAGACATTCGACAAGCTTTTTACGGCATTAGTAAGGGAGATTTTCACTCTTCCAGTGCCAGAAAGTATCTCGCTTCGTCGTACCGGGTTTTGGTCTTCCAGCAACGGTAAATGATCCTTATCCATTTGAATGCTTGAGCCCGGATGAATGCTATCGGAACGACCGTCGAGAATCTGTATCTGCGGCACCTCGAAAATGGATGCCTACCGATGTTCTCTGGTACAGGCAAGAAAGTCGATAGAGTAGAAATGTACAATACAACAGCCACGACAATACAAATCGCCCGATGAAATTCATCAGGCGTTATAAGGCTGAAAAGTTCCTACCTGTTCTTTGATTAGTGAATTTACGCCTAATGGAGCAGTAGATCATTGAGGAAACGTCGCGCGCGCGGATGTTGTGGCGCGGTGAAGAATTTATCCGGATCAGCCTTTTCCAGTATTTGTCCCTGATCCATAAACCAGATCGTATCGGCTACGTCACGCGCAAAGTTCATTTCATGAGTCACGCACATCATGGTCATCCCTTCCTGCGCCAGCCCGCGCATCACGCTCAGCACCTCGCCGACCATCTCCGGGTCGAGTGCAGATGTCGGTTCGTCAAACAGCATGACAGGCGGCTTCATCGCCAGCGCCCGGGCGATAGCCACCCGCTGCTGCTGGCCGCCGGAAAGCTGTGCCGGATAAACGTCGGCCTTGTGCGATAGTCCCACCCTTTCCAGCAGTTCCCCGGCATGACGTCGGGCTTCCGAACGCTTCTCGCCGAGAACTTTCACTGGCGACATCATGATATTTTCCAGCACCGAAACGTGCGGAAACAGATTGAAACTCTGGAAGACAAAGCCGATTCTCGTACGCAGTTGGTTCAGCCTGGTGCTCGAGCCATGAATATCGACGCCGTCAAACAGGATCTGTCCCTTTTCGATGGGCTCAAGACGGTTGACCGTCCGGATTAACGTCGATTTGCCGGATCCGGAAGGACCGCACACCACCACCACTTCACCGCTTTTTATTTCGGCGCTGACGTCGGTCAGGGCCTGATATTCCCCGTACCATTTATTCACCTGATTGAACAGAATCATCGGTCGCAT